GAGTCACAGATTTTACTTCATCCGGCACTTGGGTTTGCCCGAGCGGTGTTTATTCAGCTGAGTTTATGGTGGTGGGCGCAGGTGGCGGTGGTGGTGGCACATCAGTATCCAGCGCAACTTTTTACGCAGCCGGCGCGGGTGGTGGCGGCGGTGCTGTCAAAAAAATTAAATTGACAACAATCCCGGGTGCTTCATACACAATGACGATTGGTGCGAAAGGCACAGGATCAAGCGCAGCTGTCGGCGGTAATGGTGGTTATTCAGAAATCGTTTATAGCGGTACTACATTGGTTCGCTCATTTGGCGGTCAAGGTGGAGGAGCTTGTATCTCAGATGCTGCGACATTACCAACAGCTTCACGGACGATAGCAGGCGCAGGTGGAGAAGGTTCTGCTGGTTCAACTGCCGAAAAGCTTGGCGCAGGTGGCGGTGGTGCAGGTACTTCTGCAAGCGCAGCTCCAAATTCAACAAACTCTCGAAATTATGGATCTGAAGGTACACCGGCAAATAGCGCAGTAACAACTGCTGCAACAAGTTTTAACAGTTTTGGCACCGGTGGCGTTGATGGTTATGGTGCCGGCGGAAGTGGCGGAATGGCTCTCACAACCGCGATTACTCGCAATTCTGCAGGCGCATCTTATTTTGCAGGATTGGGGGCACTTGTAACAGCCACAGGCGCAACAAATGGAGCAGCCGCCGTTGCTAATACAGGTTGCGGCGGTGGTGGCGGAGCATCACATACTTCAACAACATCAACATCCGGCGGTAACGGCGCAGACGGACTAATCAGAATTGAGTATTTTGCATGAGAATCGCAATTATTGAAAACGATGAAATTGTAAATGTAATTGTTGCGGATGAATTGCCTGAGAATGGTATTGAATGTCCAGAAACAGTTTGTGTTGGCTGGACTTACACCGAAGGCGAATTTGTAGCACCTCCAATTGTTTATGCCCAGGAATCAACTGAATGACATTTCCACAAGGCACATTGCCGCGTTTGATTCAGGTTGCACTCGCTGAGGTCGGTACGGCCGAAACCGGCAACAACGAAACAAAGTATGGCAAATTTATGAAAGCCGATAAATTGCCATGGTGCGGAAGTTTCTTGAATTGGTGCTCGTCCGAGGCTGGGGTCAAGGTGCCAAATGTTGTCAGCACAAGAGCTGGAGCTGAGGCATTTAAGAAAAACAAACAATGGCACACGGAGCCCAAAATTGGTGATTTTGTTTTTTTTGATTTTATTGTCGATGACAAAACGACTATCAATCACATTGGCTTAGTCATCCGGGTTTCAGAAAAACAGATTGTGACCATTGAAGGCAACACATCCGGCGGTGGAGATCAGCGCAATGGTGGAGAAGTCATGGTCAAGTCAAGAACTTTGGGAGCAAGGTCATTTGTGGTCGGTTATGGCCGACCAACTTATGACTCGTTTTCCGGTGATTTACCGGATCGACCAAAAGGAGAAAAATAATGGAGCAAGCAAAAGCAATCGCGGCCTCATGGGCTCGCTCTTATATCGCAGCTGCATTGGCCGTCTACATGGCCGGTGGAGACATTCAGGCAATGGCAATGGGTGGCGTGGCAGCTGTCGTGCCTGTCATTTTGCGCTGGCTCAATCCAGCTGACAAAGCTTTCGGATCAACGGGGAAATGATTCGGAAACTACGCGCGGCGGGCTTGCTCTTGATCCTTTCATCAAGCCTTGCCGGGTGTGGTTATGATGGTTGGGTACGCTATCCGTGCCAATTGCACGAAAATTGGGAAAACAAAGAATGTCAAAAACCCCAATGCAAGGTCACGGGAATCTGTACGGAGGATTTGATAGGCGATGGCTTCAAAAAATAAAGACAGATTAAGTCAAGAGGAAATCAAAGCGCGATTGATGTTTTTGATTGGCGCGGTTTTGTCATTTGTTTTTCTTATCGTGACTTTAGGCATTACTTACGCATTGATCTTTGTAACACAGCCAATCGGCAATCAAGCTCCTAATGATGCAGCTTTCATCGATCTGCTCAAGACTTTGGCAATTTTTCTGACCGGCTCATTGGGTGGGGTTTTAGCATCCAACGGCCTTAAAGACAAAACAAAATCAGAATACGAAAAAACAATGGAACGCCGTTTAGGTGGTAGCGACACGCCGTAATTTGAGCGTGATTGTTGCATTTGTCAGCGTATTGCCTCACTCTATTGGTGGGAGCGAAGCACAGTAGTTCCCGAATCGGGAGCAAGACAATGAATGAAGCATCAATTGTGATCATGTGTTTGATCGCTGGAGCCTTTTGGGCTGTTATGGCCTATTCGGTAGGTTTTAAGGAAGGCGAAAGACAAGGCTATACAAGAGGCAGAGCCGTGGCACGCCATGCCGTATCAGCTGATCGGAAGGTCAAATGATGGCCTCTTTTATGGATGGATACGAAGGCAACAAAGAGCGCACAGACCGTTGGATTGCCACATTTCCGCAAGGTAGGTTGGAATCGCACATTGTTGAATTTAATGCCGACAAAGGCTATGTGTTAGTACAAGCAAAAGCATGGCGCAATCAAGATGAAACAGAGCCAGCCGGGATTGATTATGCATACGGCTATCTTGCAGCTTATCCGGACAAAATGAAGCGATGGATGGTTGAGGATTCTGTGACATCAGCTTTGATGCGAGTGATGGCCTTGGTTATGGGCAACACAGAAAAGGCAACCAAAGAGGTCATGGCATTGGTCAAAAGTGAAACACCGGCAGCCGATTATGACTATTGGGCCACAAAGCACGGCGATGTGCCAAGCTATGAAACAGCCGGAGAAGCTGAAATGGCTGGCACGCCATCATTTGGATCATCAGCTGTTGGGCCAACTGGTTGGGCTGTTAATGGTGTGCCAATGTGCGCACATGGATCAATGCGTTGGAATCAAAGCAAACCGGAAGCACCAAAGCCATGGGCAGGATACTTTTGCACAGAAAAAATCAAAGAAAAGCAATGCAAGCCAACATGGTATGTGCTGACCAGCGATGGCACATTTAAGCCGCAGGTGTGATCATGAGCGACTTTGTTGAGATAATTTATCCTCAAGAAATGAAAGCCAGGTTGATGTGCAATGGCGAAATCGTGGAGGAATACAAAATCGAGCAATGCGACAAGTGCTCACAGCTGCGCAGGCTTGATCAATTTGGTTATCAAAAAGGCTACGACAGCACGGACAACATCATTTGGTTTTGCGGTGATTGCCGGTGATTGATCGCATCGAGGAAGTCCAATGCATGATTGCGGCTATTTCACATTGCCATGATCGATCAGCTGATCACAGCTCACGCATCCAAAAAAACCTGTCATGGTTTGAGTATGTTGCACAAAACGCCGAATCAATGATGTCTGAATGGGTAGTGGCAAAACGATTGGGTTATGACTACACACCCGGCATTACATGGGATAAGTCAAAAGCCGATGTGGGAGATCACATTGAAGTCAAATGGTCAGCCAACCCGGCCAGTAATCTATGGATCCAGGAGTCGGATCGTCATGATCGTGATGTTGCTGTCTTAGTTACAGGCAGCTCACCAAAAATGCACATCGTTGGCTGGATTCCGGTTGTCATGGCCAAGAAACCACGTTATCGAAATGCATCGCAAAACAATTGGACAGTGCCTCAAATTAATCTACAGCCCATTGAAACTTTACAAAGGAGCAACTATGCACATTCTGTCATTTGATTGTTCAATCTGTTTGAAGCTGTATGGAAAGCCTAAGCAACGACACGGACTCAAGAAAGGTGCAGAACTAACAGAGCATGAATGGTTTGCACAATGCATGAGCTGCGGCACATTTGGCATCAAGATCGTTGATGATGCTCGAATTGAGGAGATGTCATTGTGATTAAGTTATCCACAGGCTTTATCCACAGATGTGCGAAACCTGTTGGAATCGCCCAAGATTACGCTCGGTATTTGACAGCGTTGGTACGCTCCAGACTCGCAGACGAGCCGGTGTGCCGGATAGCTCGGGCGCGATGTATGGTGCTATTGGCCGTGCTATGTATTGTTGGCACAACACCGGCAACAGCTGCAAAAGAAGTTAAACCATCGATTGATTCATTAAAGCTTTATGCACACTCAAGGATTGTTAATTACAAAGAATTCCAATGCTTTAACACATTGATCACAAAGGAAAGCAATTGGCGTGTGGAGGCAATCAATCCCAATGGCAATCACTTTGGCTTAGGCCAGATGCGGAACACTAAGTATCGAAACCTTGATGGCTTTCGCATGATTGATTGGACATTGAGATACATCGATCACCGGTATCAAGGCAAGATATGCAATGGTGCATTGGCTCATTGGCGTAAGCATGGGTGGCATTGATGAGCAAAGGTTGGAAAGGTGGAAGCACAAGCCGTTGGCGTAAGATCAGAGAGATGGTGTTGAAGCGTGATGGATGTTGCCAGCTATGTGGACAGACTGAAGGCTCCATGCACATTGATCATGTCATTCCCAAAAGACTTAATGGAAGTGATGAACTGTGGAATTTGAGGCAATTGTGCCAAACATGCAATTTGAGCAAAGGTGGGCGATTTTTTGAGGAAAAGAAAACACCCCCGACTCTCCATGGGCTCTTTATACCCCAAAACTTGAGCCAAAGTCATGATTAGTGATGATCAGGTCATCATTGACCCCCCAACGGCTGAAATCGGCTCAGATCGGCTCACATCGGTTTTTTCGCCGGTAACAGCTCCACGAATCCACTCACCACTCAATGATTTGCCATCACGCGGCTTTGAATTGATTGATTTTGCTGATCAGATCATCGATGGCGGTTTTATGCCATGGCAAAAATGGCTGGCCGAACATTCTTTGAAGCTCAAACCCGATGGCAGGTATTACCATCCCGTGACAGTCGCATCCGTAGCCCGGCAAAACGGAAAATCGACATACATGATGGCCCGGATCATGATGGGTCTGTTTCATTGGAAAGAATCCTTGCAAGTTTCCACAGCTCACAGATTGGTCACATCGCTGGAGCAATTTCGATCCATTGTGCACATTATTGAAAGCCATGATGATTTGGCAAAACAGGTTAAGCGAATCCGTTGGCAACATGGAGCTGAGGAAATCGAAACATTGGATGGTTGCCGGTTCATCATTAAGGCCGGTGGTTCGGCAGCCCGTGGATTGAGTAAGCCGGAAACTGTACACATGGACGAAATCCGGGAAATGCATGATATGGAAACTTTTGCATCGATGAGATACACATTGATGGCAGCTAAGAATCCACAGGTCAATTGTTTCAGCTCGGCCGGTGATTCTCATTCAATTGTTTTAAACCAATTGCGCGAAAGAGGTTTGGCCGCAGCTAGTGGGGCAACCGATGATGTTGGCTATTTTGAATGGTCTGCACCTACCGATGAGATTTCCATTGAAAATGCAGCTTTCGCAAATCCCGGACTTAACATCACCATTCACCCGGACAACATCCGCGCCGTTTTCAATGATCCACCGGATGTGGTGATGACCGAGGTATTGAACAGATGGGTTCAAACTATTAGTAGCGTGGTCGGAGCTAAGGAATGGCAAGCCTGTGGCGATGAATCAATTGATCTTGATCCGGACAAGCTCACATGGATGGCCATCGACATTTCACCGGATCGAAAGCACGCGGCATTGGTAGCGGCTCAAAAACTCGGATCGGAAACCTTTGTTGTCAAGCTATTGCACACATGGGAAAACACCATCCAGCTAGATGATCGCGCCATTGCCAATGATGCGGCCAGCTATTGCCGAAAGTACCCAATTGAGTATTTGCTATACAGCCGCCGAACATCCGGAGCTGTTGCAGCTCGTATGCAACCGGCCGGAATTCCAATTCATGATATGGATGCTGATTATCCACAAAGTTGTGATGAATTGTTGGGCGCAATAAATTCCGGCAGGCTTAAACACCGAAATCAATCATCGCTGACTGAGCAAATCCTTTCAGCTGTGCAATTGCGTAGAGGCGATGGCGGTTGGGTAATAGGAAGGCGTGCCAGCGGTACGGCCGTGGCGGCAGCTGTGGCAACGGCACTTTGTACACATTTTGCGACACGCCCGGAAACGGAGATAGACATTTTGGTGGGTTGATGCTTGACATTTTGAGAAAATGGGTGCATGGGATTATTTGATCGAAAGCGCACTATTGAAACAGTCGCGCCTATGCGCGGTGCTGACATAGCTGCACAGATTGGGCCTGCTCCAACACTTGATGCATTTTTTCCATTTGGTGGAGCTGATTACCTTGCAAGCCGCGAGGAAGCCATGTCGATTCCGGCAATCGCTCGCGCTCGCAACATGATTTGCAATTCAATCGCAACGATTCCAATGCTCACGCGCGATAAGACAACGGGCATGGTTATTGATCAACCTGTTGTAATTAACGATCCGGATAAGCGCGTGCCGGGCGCAGCATCATGGTGTTGGGCTGCCGAGGATTTATTATTCACGGGATTTTCTTACTTTCAGGTCATGGATTTGTTTGCTGACACCGGCCGCGTACGCCAAATGTGGCGCGTTGCTCCTAATCGTGTTGGCGTTTTCTTAAACTCAATCGGCACGCAAATTGAGTATTACACAGTCGATGGTTCGCGCGTGCCAATGTCCGGTGTGGGATCACTTGTTGTGTTTTACGGCAACGATGAAGGTTTGTTAAATCGAGCAGGTCGCACAATTCGCACAGGCGCAGAGCTTGAAAGAGCTGCCGCAATGTACGCGCGTGAACCCGTGCCATCGATGGTTTTGAAATCAAACGGTACAGCATTGCCAGCTGATCGCATTGCTAAATTGCTGGATGCATGGGGCGCAGCTCGCCGCAATCGTGGCACAGCATTTTTGAACGCCGATGTTGAAATGACAACAGTTGGATTTACACCGGAGCAAATTGGTTTGAATTCTGCACGCGAAATTATTGCAACAGAATTGGCCCGTGCCGTAGGTATTCCGGCTTACTTTATTGATGCGCCGACTGGATCATCCATGACATACGCAAATGCCAGCACGGCGCGTCAAACTCTTTTAGATTTTTCCTTGCTTCCGCTGATGAACAGCATTAGCAGCAGGCTCTCAATGCCGGATTTTACGCCATCAACACAGCGCGTCGAATTTGATTTGAAGGCATACCTACGCGGATCAGAAAAAGAGCGTGCAGAAATTTACAAGATTTTATTTGAAATCGGTGCAATTACCACCGATGAAATTAGACAAATGGAGGACATGATCTCATGAAGCTAACAACACCAATGCACATCACGGCAGCTGATTCAGATTCACGCACAATCAGCGGTCGCATTGTTGCTTTTAATGAGCACGCAAACGCATCAACCGGCAAAGTTGTATTTGCTCGCGGATCAATCCAGCCACAAGATGTTTTTTTAAACCTTGAGCACGACAACACACGCAGGATTGGCAAGAGCATTGCCATGACTGTGAACGACAAGGAAATGACAGCAACATTTAAGATTGCAAACACAACAGCCGGCACCGATGCACTTACAGAAGCAATGGAAGGCTTACGCGATGGATTCTCAATTGAATTGGCTGTAGACAATTACGAAATGCAAAAGGATGGCACCATGAAGGTGCTCAATGGACAGCTCACAGCTGTCGCTTTGGTTACTGAACCGGCCGTGCGATCCGCACGCGTTTCCGAAGTAGCCGCATCAGAGGATTCTGAAACTGAAACAGTTACAGAGACAACAAACCCAAATGAAGGAGACAAGATGGACAACACTACCGAACCAGTAGCTCCTGCCGTTGAACCGGTAGCAGCTCCAGAAGTCGCACCTGTACAGGCATCCCGCCCGGCTTACTACACAGCACCACGCTCACCAATTGTGGACAAGGTTTCATACCTTGAGCACTACCTACGCGCAAGCGTTTTGCATGATGAGGATTCACGCCAGTATGTCAAGGCAGCTGATAACACAACATCAACCGCACCCGGCATGATTCCAACACCACAAAGCACACAGGTCATTAATGCACTTGCAAATGCTGATCGTGGCACAATCGATGGCATCAGCCGTGAAACTCTTGTTGCCGAAGGCATGACATTTGAACTGCCTCGCGTAACGGCTGTACCAACAGTATTGCCAATCAATGAAAACGATGCAGTTACAGAATCATCACTATCTGCAACATTTTTGTCAGTTTCCGTACAGCCGTTCAAAGGCCGCGCAATCTCGACTGTCGAGCTCATTGATCGCAGCCGACCAGAATATTTGACAGCTCTTTTGCAAAACCTTGAGTTTGCTTATGCAAAAGAAACTGATGAGTATGCACTTGCAGCAATGCAAGCGGCAGTCACTAGTGTGACAGCACAGGCAGCAAATTCAGCAACCGGATTCCTTGGATACACATCAAAGGCAGCCGCAAATGTTTATGGCGCATCACTTGGATTCGCTCGCTCACTAATCGTTTCACCAACTCAATGGGGCAATATCATGGGTTACAACGACAATGGAGCACCTCTTTACAATGCAGCACAACCATCAAACGCAGCTGGAAATGTTCGCGGAGATTCATTGCGCGGTGTAGTTTCACCGGGTCTAAATCTTTATGTTTCACGCTCATTTGGTAACGCGGGTACAACAACAGCCGATGGTGATTCTTCAATGGTCGTTGTCAATCCAGATTCTTACACATGGTATGAATCTCCACGCTTTACGCTACGCAGCAACATCAACAGTGATGGAACAATTGACATCCTGTACTACGGCTATGGCGCACTAGCTGCCAAGGTGCCAAACGGCGCACAATTTAACAACCTCCCATAAATCACTATCGGTAGCGGTCGCTCCCGAACGCTACTGACACGAAAGGAACCGAGATGCCATCAATAGTTACAGCCTCGCAGCTGAGAGCGATTCTTGGTGTCTCGGTTTCTTTGTACAGTGATCAACAGCTGGATCAAATAATAGATTCCGCTGAACAAACGATTTTGCCTTTACTTACGCAATACCAATCATCGGTGACTTTTGCCAATGTGAGTGATTCCGTCATTTATTTCACCACAATGCGGCCAAATTACTTTGTGCCGGGTCAATCTGTTGTTGTAACCGGGGCCGGAGCCTACAACGCGACCTATACAGTCACCGATGATCGGATTGAGCCTTATACATTTACAGCGGCAACAGCGGCAGCTGATCGTGATTATCCATTGCCGTTTATTCCGGCGGCATTTGCCACTTTGTCCGGTAGCTCAGCCGCACAGCTGTACGCAGCTACGCCACCAGTCGAAAACGCAATTTTGGTTGTATCGGTTGAGATTTTTCAGAGCATTACAGCTCCCGGCAATCAAATCATGTCAGACACATTCCAGCCGCAACCATTCATTTTAGGCCGCAGCCTCACAAACAGAGTCATTGGGCTTTTGGGGCCATTTATTGATGTTGAAACGATGTGCCAATGAGCATCGAATCACAAATCCGAACACCATTAAAAAATGCGCTTTCAACAATTGCTGCCAATGTGTACAACGGCATCCCGGAAACAATGACAAGCCCATCGATTTGTTTAATCCCGGATGCGCCGTATCTTGAAAGCGTTTTGATCAATGGCAACACAACAAAAGTCAAAATCAATTTGACTGTGACAGGCGTTGTCGGTTATTCCAACAATGCCGCAGCTTTAGACAATCTTGAACAATTGATGATCAATATCATCAGCACAATGCCCGATGGATATGAAGTCGGCAATGTTAATCAACCACAGCCATTGGAAGTCGGTGCCGGTAAATACCTTACGGCCGATTTACAAATAAGCACCTACTACACCAACTAAGGAGAAACAAAAATGAGTACTGTTATCATTACCGGCAGAGATGTCTCATTTACGCTTGACACAAAGGCGTACGATGCACAGACAACATCGGCCACACTTTCAGCCGAAACAATCATTGAGACCTATCAAACATTAGACGGCCGCGCTTATAAATCGGTCGATAAGCAATGGACATTCACCATTGAACTTTTGCAGGATTGGGGTTCAACAGCTGCTCAAGGTTCATTGTTTGAAAACATGTGGACAAACGCTGAGCAGAATCCAAACACGACTGTTGCTGTTTCATTCACAGCTGTTACAGGCGCGGTTTTCACATTTAATGTTTTGCCAATTTTCCCAACAGCCGGCGGTGCAGCTCCAGGCGCATTGACTGACACATGGGCTTTGACAGTAGTTGGACAACCATCAGAAACATTCAGCTAAAAAACGAATCGGGAGCAAACAA